ACGCCTACGGCGAGTTCAAGGGGCAGGAGGACTGCACCCCGGCGCGCGGTGTGGACACCGGCGGCGCGTCCCGGTTCTTCTACTGCGCCAAGGCGCCCACCAGCGAGCGCCCGAAGGTGGACGGGCAGGCGCACGCCACCGTCAAGCCGCTGACCCTCATGCGTTGGCTGGTCCGGCTGGTCACCCCGCCCGGCGGGATCGTGGGGGACCCGTTCGCCGGCTCGGGCACCACACTGGAGGCTGCCTACCTTGAGGGCTTCTCGGCGGTGGGCGTGGAGCTGGAGGACGTACACATTCCGCTGATCCGGCAGCGGCTGGAGAAGGCGCAGGCCGCTAAGCTCAAGGCATGACCGTCACCCGGGACACCATGGAGGAGCTGGCCCGGCAGCGCGCCGAAATCGACGCGATCCTCGACAGTCGCCGGATCGCCGCCACCGCCCAGTGGGAGGCGAGTTGGGGCCGGATGCAGGACGAGCTGACGAGCTGGGCGGACGCGTGGGCCGATATCGCCGAGGCCCAGCTCCGGGCCGGACGCAACCCCTACCGGCTGGTGAACCTGCGCGCCATGCGGCAGGTGGCCGAGGACGAGCTGCGCGGCAACCTGGACGTGGCCACCCGGCTCGACCGGGAAGGCCTCGGCCGGCTCACCATGACCGCCGGCCAGCACGCCGCCCAGCTCGCCGGGTCCCAGCTTCCCCGCACCTCGCGCGGCGCGATCGCCTGGCTACCCACCAACCCGGCCGCCCTGGAGGCGATCGTGAAGCGGGCAACCCAGCAGATCACCGCCCGGCACTACTACCTGAGCCGCGAGGCCACCCGCTCGGTGCGCTCGGCGCTGCGCCTCGGCATGGCCGCCGGCGACAACCCCCGAACCGTCGCCCGGGACATGATCCGCCGCACCGAGGGCGTGTTCAACGGCGGCCTCGCCCGGGCCGAGGTGATCGCCCGCACCGAGCTGCTCGACGGCTACCGCAACGCCACCAACCAGGCGTACGTCGCCAACCGGGACGTGCTCGACGGGTGGCAGTGGCTCGCCGAACTGTCCGAACGAACCTGCCCCGCCTGCCTGTCCATGAACGGCACCATGTGGCCGGTGAACGAGCCCGGCCCGATGGACCACCACTGTGGTCGCTGCACCAGCGTCCCGGTGATAAAGCCGCTCAACCAGCTCGGCATCGGTGGGCCCGAGCCCCGCTCGGCGGTCCCCGACAGCCTCGGCTGGTTCAAGTCCCAGCCCGAGGCGGTGCAGCGCCAGATCATGGGGCCGGGCCGGTACGACGCGTGGCTGGCGGGCCGGTTCCCGCCCGAACGGTGGGCGCAGCGCGTCGAAACCGACGGCTGGCGGGACGCGTTCCACGTCGGGAAACCGGCAGCCCCCAGCCCGACCGGCGGCAGCACCGGCCCGGCGACCGTGCCGCCCCCACCCAGCGCGTTCAGTGTCGAGCTGCGCAGCTACGGCAGCCTGAACCGGTTTGACGACGACGCGCTCGACGGGCTGCTGAACCGGGCGTGCAGCGCCGGGGACGCCGACGCTATGGACCTGATCGCCGAGGAAATGGACCTCCGGGACCAGCTCTACGCCGCCGACCGGGCACGGCAGGCCGAGGCCGCCCGGCAGGCCGCCGCAGCCCGCGAGGCGTTCGCCCGGGACATGGCGAACCGGACCGCCCAGGCCCGCCGGCTGACCGCCGAGCAGCAGCTCCGCGCGTCCTACGCCGAGTACCTCGAAACGGCGTACCTCCAGGCCGAGGCCGACTGCCGCGGGGTGCTGCTGTCCGCCGAGGCGAAAGCGCGGGGGATCAGCTCCCGCAGCCTGTTCCAGGGCCAGAGCTCCCGGGCGCTCAAGTGGGCGTCGGAGGAGTTGCGCAGTTGGTGGCAGAAACACGGCCGGCTCACCTACGCCGCGTTCAAGCAAGGCGCCCAGGGGGGTGCCGGCGGGGCGCTGGAGGCGGCTAGGCTGATCCAATGGAACGCACCGGGGTTGTGAGCGCCGAGCAGCTCGAGGCGGCGTTGGCCGAGGGCAGCCAAGCCGCCCACACCGGGGTGGCCGCACACGTCGCCTGTCCGCACCGGGGGCCGGGCGCCGCCCTCGCCGCGCTGCGCAGGGCGTGGGTGATCGGGTTCGTGGGGGAGCGGCAGGCGATCGCCGCCGCCCGCGCGGCTGTTGACAGTGGCAACGCAGCCGGGTAGTGTGGAGGCACGACACCGCACCACCGAAAGGACAACCCATGAGCATTGAAATCCAGATCCGGGGCATCGACTTGGAGGCTGCAATCAAGCGGGTTACCGCCGCCGCCGGGACAGACCAGCAACTCCCAATCCTCACCGGCGTCCACATCGCCATCAGTGGCGCCAACGATAAAGGCGCCCGCGAGTTGACGTTTACCGCCACCGATCGGTACGTCTTGGCTCGCATGGTGGTCAACACCTTGGACGACGAGCGCGGGGCGGATCCCTTCACCAACGAGATGGTGGTGCCCGTCAAGGCGCTGCCGAAGATCAACCCTCGGGACACCTACACCCTCACGTTCGGGCCTACCCACGCGCTGAGTGTGGCTGACAGCACCGGCGCGGTGTACGTCGTGCCCGAGCTGGACGGGGAGTACCCCAAGCTGGCCCATCTGTTCGTGCCGGCACTGGAAGGCGTGATCAGCGCACCGGCCCTGTTCTCGATTGGGGACAAGCAACTGGGGCAGCTCGTGAAGATGTCTGCCGGCCTGAAAGGTAACGGGATCAACTTCGCGTTCACCGTGGAAGGTGGGGCAGCCAAAGCCATGGTGGTGACGTTCACCGCCGAACCCCGATTCTTGGCGTTGGTGATGCCCCGCCGCGTCTAGTTGACCCGGTGCCCCTGCCAGCGCCCAACCGGCAGGGGCACTGCTGCGCGTGCTAATCTCGGCGGCATGACTACGCCGAGCACTGAGCCGACCGGGGCGACCCCGGCGGCAGGCGCAGCCGGGGCGATCCCTGCTGTGCTCCCTGTCCCCACCGCCGCTGCTGTGGCAGCAGGCACCCAAGCCGCCGGGGCGACCCCGACGACCCCCACCACGACCACCAACACGGCCGGGGCGACCCCGACCAACACCGCTGGTGGACAGGCCGAACCGCCCAAGGCATCGGACCCCGCCGCGCTGCGGGCCGACCTCGCCGGGGAGCGGGACAAGAGGCAGGCGGCCGAGGCCGCCAAGACCGCATCCGACGAGAAGTTGGCGGCGGTCCTCAAGGCCCTCGGCATCGGTGGGGAAGGCGCGAGCCAGCAGACACCCGAGCAGATCGCGCAGGCCGCCCAGGCCAGCGAGAAGGCCGCCCGGCTGGAGCTGGCCGCGGTGAGGAACGCGCCGCCGAACGTCAACGTCTCGGCGCTGCTCGACTCCAAGGCGTTCAGTGCGACACTCGGAGCGTTGGACCCTGCCAACGGTGCGGCCATTCAGGCCGCTATCGTGGAGTTCGTCAAGGACAAGCCGCAGTACCTCACCGTGCGATACGGGGCAGGAACTGGCGACGCGGCAGCCGCGGGCGATCCGGGCACCGGTTCGAGGACGATGGACGACCTCATCCGAGGCCGTTGACCGTAACCGATCCCCGAGGAGGGAAACCCCATGAGCCTCGTTCTGAACGAGCAGATCGTCCGGGCCAACGTGCCCATCCCCGACGCCCAGGTGTCGGAAATCATCAAGGCCGTGCCTGAGCGGTCCGTCGCTCTCGCCCGTGCCCGCAAGGCGCGGCTGTCCACCAAGGTCACCAAGCAGCCGGTGCTCTCCGCGCTGCCCGAGGCCTACTGGGTCAACGGCGACACCGGCCTCAAGCAGACCACCTCCGCGAAGTGGGAGAACCTCACGATCACCGCCGAGGAGCTGGCCGTGCTGGTGCCGATCCCCAACGCCCTGGTGGACGACTCGGCCATCCCGCTGTGGTCCGAGGTTCGCCCGCTGCTGGTGGAGGCGCTCGGCGTCAAGACCGACAACGCGATCCTGTACGGCTACGACAAGCCGGCGAGCTGGCCCGCGGCCATCCTGCCGGGCGCCGTCGCCGCCGGGAACGTGGTCACCCCGTCCGCCGACCTCATGGTCGATATCGGCAAGCTCGGCGGCGCGATCGCTGGCGACGGCTTCGCCATGGACGGGTTCGTGGCCCCGGCGGGTTACGCGTGGGCCCTGCGCATCGCGCGCGACGGCAACGGCCGCCCGATCTACGACGGCGACGGCAAGACCGTCTACGGCGTCAGCCTGGACGAGTCGCGCATCTTCCCCGCGGGCGTGGTCAACCTGCTCGCGGTGGACTGGGACAGCCACGTCGTGGGCATTCGGCAGGACATGACGTTCGACATGTTCGACCAGATGGTGATCAGCGACGCCGACGGCAAGGTCATTTTCAACGCCGCCCAGCAGGATAGCAAGGTCATGCGGGTTGTGTTCCGGCTCGGGTTCCAGACCGCCATCCCGATCATTCGGGGCGCCGGCGGTGTGCAGCGCCCGGCGGCCGGACGCTACCCGGCGGCGGTGCTCGACCAGGCGGCGCTGGCGTGGCAGGCCTCGCAGCCGTACGCCCAGAACAGCCGGGTCACCGTGACCGGCGGCACGCTCAAGGCCAACAACTCCGGCATCTCGGGCACCACCGCCCCGACCAACCCGGGCGCGGTCGGCGGCACCGTGGTGGACAACACCATCACCTGGCAGCGCACGGCCTGACCCGCAGGCGCAACACGCGCTAAGCTGGCCAGCACAACGGCCGGGGACCAACACCGGTCCCCGGCCGTCACCGTTCAACCGCCGAGCGAAAGGCACCAGCATGACCGAATCCAAGCCCAAGGTCCCCGAGGTTGTGGCCGACGCCGGGCCCGAGGAATCCGACACCGAGAAGGCCACCCCGGACGCCGGGACCGTCACCCTCTCGCTGGACCAGCTCGGCGAACTCATCGCCGCCAAGGTGGCCGAGGCCGTCGCCGCGCTGCCCAAGGCCGAGGTGTCCCAGGCCCAGCCGGCCATTGGGTTCCAGAACATCACGTTCGACAAAGGCGGCGACCAGCCGCGTGTCGTCATGACCCTCGGCGATCCCGACACCGACGGCCGGGTCGAGACCCGCACCGTTCAGGAGCGCCACGCCCACATTATGGAGGCGCTCGGCTGGACCCGCCAGAACTAGGGGAAGGACACCCGGATGGATCGCGCGGCCACCATCACCGCTGTGGGCGGAATCCTCGGCGTGTTCGCCGAGTACGTGCCCGACGCCGCGTGGGACCAGGTGCTCGCGCGGTCCGTCCTCCCTGACGACGCCGGGCGCTGGCCCGGCACCACCGGCTACGTGGACAACTACGACCCGGACTGGGCGGCGGCCGAGCTGGTCGCCGTCAAGCTCCTCCAGGCCATGACCACCGACACGCTGGTCGAGTGGTCCAGTGAGGGCAGCCGGTTCAAGTCCACCCCCGCCGAACTGTCCGCGCTCGAGCAGCAGTTGCGGGACCGCAGCATCATCGCCGTGTACCTCCCGAACACGCTGGAGCGGCTCGACCTCCCCCGCGCCGGCACCGGCTACGACCCCCGCTCGGGCGGCTGGCCCGACCGCAACCGGCTCGGCGTCATCACCAACCGGGACTAGCTGTGGCCACCCCCAACGTGCCCGCGCAGGTGCTCCAAGCTCGCGCCCAGCACCTCGCCGTGCTGGTGGACACTGTGGACGTGTACAGGCCCAGCACCAAGACCGACAACCCCAACCCGTTCGAGCCGCGAACGTCCGAGCTGGCCAAGGTCAACACCCAGCCCGTCCCCGCGCTCGTGCAGTCGTCCAACAGCCTCGTTGACCAAGGGACCGCGCCCGGCGCCGAGGACGTGAAGGTCGAGCCCTACATCGTCAAGGTGCCGGTCAGCACGGACGTACGCAACGGCGACTGGCTCACCGTCACCGAGTGCGGGCTGTACCCCGGCCTGGTCGGCGACAGCCTGCGCGTCCTGTTCGTCCAGACCTCCAGCGTGGCGGTGGTCACCCGCATCCGAACCGCCCGCAGCGCACCCGCTAGGGTCCGGCCATGACCGACGACCTGAACACCCTCGCCCACGACTTCGGCACCGTCAACGCCAAGCTGCACCGCGGGCTGCGGACCGTTGTCCGGGTCACCGGACTGGAGGCCGAGGGCGTCATGAAGGCCGAGGAGCCGGTGGACACCGGCGCCATGCGCAACAGCACCCGGGCCCGGTTCGACCACATGGGCGAGTCCGCGGACGTGGGCCCGACCGTCAACTACGCCGCGTACGTCGCCTACGGCACCCGCCGCCAACGCCCCAACCCGTTCGACCTGCGCACCGCCGAAATCATGGGGCCCAAGTTCGAGGACCGCTGCACCGCGGTCGTGGAGGGCCTGCTGTGATCGCCGGACTGAAACCCATCCTCGAGGCGGCCGTGGCCGGCAACGCCCAGGTTCACGACCAGGACACCGGGCCGGACGCCGGACGCCCCTCGGTGTGGATCACCGACGGCCCTACCAGCCTCGGCAGCCGCATGGTCAACCCCCGGGCCCGCGGCGTCACCGAGACGGCCCGGCTGGTGTGCACCTCCAGCAGCGCGCTCGGCGCCAGCAACCTCGCCCAGTTCGTCGCGCTCACCCTGGACGGCCAGCGGCTCGACGGCGCGGTGCTGCGCTGCCCGCTGCTCACCGAGGCGCTGGAGGACCGCACAGACCCCACCGAATACCGGTGGAGCTCCAGCGTGGACGTGGAACGGACAACCCCGAGGAGGAACCCATGAGCAACGAACCCACGATCGTTCACACCAAGGCCGGCGAGCCGGTCACCCGCGTCTCCGACAGGACCACGGGCCACCACTACACCATCCCGGCCGACGCGTTCGACTCGGCCCGGCACCGCCCGATCAAGGCCCCGGCGCTCGACAACTACGGCGAGCCCGCCGCGCCCAAGTTCAAGGCGGTCAAGGACGCCGAGGCCAAGGGGGACGAACCCGAGAGCACCCCTGACGCGGGCGAGGCGGGCGCAGGAGAGGCCAGCAGCTCCGAGGGGGACAACGACACACCCCCCGAGGACTCCGAGGCTCAGGAGGCCGCACAGGGCGCCGAGGGCGAACCCGGCGTGTACGATGACACCGACGACCACACCGAGCAGGAGGACCAGTAATGGCACCCGTCACCCAGTACGCCCCCGAGGCGGTCTACACCGCGGGCAACACCCTGATCGGTGACGCCCCGGCAATCGCCAACATTCAGGCGCCCACCGTCGCCGAGCTGACCGCGAGCACCGTGTTCCAGTGCGCCACCGAGGCGTTCGGGTCCACCACCAACGTGAGCAAGGGCACGCGCAAGATGATCTGCGACGTGGTGGGCAAACAGCGGGTCAGCAACCGCGAGTACCAGATGGAGAACCTGACCATCATGTACGGCAACCCGCAGACCGCCAACACCTTCCTCGCGTCGTTCACCCTCGGATCGACCCACTACCTGTGGACCCGGCCGGGCAAGGACGACGACGTGGCGATCGCCGCAGCCGACCAGGTGCTGGTGATCAAGGTCACGATCGACGCCGTGGACCTGCGGCAGATCAGCACCGCCGACGGCGACGAGTACGCCGCGGTGATCAGCGTCAGCGTTCAGGACCGCACCCAGCTCCTGGTCGCGGTCGCCGCCTGACCCACGAACCGGAGAGGCCGGGTAGCTCTCGGCGGACCACCCGGCCTCTCCCCTGCTCGACGGTCCGCCGCAACCCGAAAGGTCCGCCAGTGTCCAACCTCGCCCGTCTCCGCGAACGCGCCCTCAACCACCTCACCAGCCGGCAGGTGCGCTACCCCGTCTGCCTGGACCCCGAGCTGCGCGAGGAACTGCGCAAGCTCGCCGAGCTGCTCAAGACCGTGGCCGACGGCGCCGCCGCCAAGGCCGCCGAGCTGGCCACCACGCCGGCCAACCCCGAGGACGCGCCCAAGCGCCGCACGATCGCGGACAAGCCCACCCCGCCCACCGTGGCGGACCTCGCCGACGCGGCCGAGAAGGCCATGGCCCCGCTGCGCGAGCGGACCAACACCATCCTCGCCAGCGCAGCCGAGGCCGACAGCCTGGTCGTGGTGGTGTTCGGGATGCCCGCCGACGCCGTGGACGACCCGGCCGCGTTCTACGAGCGGATCGCCGGACAGCACGAGCAGCGCACCCTCGCCGGCGCTGCGATCCGCCGCGAGCTGGTCGAGCGGTCCTACCTGCGCACCGAGTCCCCCGCCGGCGACGACCTCGGGTTCGGCTGGGACGACGTGCGCGCCCACGTGCTGAACCACGCCGACCTGGAGATGCTCGACCAGTCGGTGCTGGAGCTGTACCGGGAGCCGTCCGCCATCCCTTTCGACCCGGTGAGCTTTGGGCAGCCGCCCCAGAGTTGAGGGCGTGCGAGGACTACCGGCTGAGCCCGTCCGAGTGGCTCGGGATCGGCCACGGCTGGGGCGTCTACGACCGCGCCATCATGCTCGCCTGGCGCGCGTTCAAGGCGTCCCAGCTCTGCTCCACCTGCGGCACCCCGTGGGCGATCCACGAGCAGCAGCAGCCGGCCGACTTCGCCACCGGTTGGCTGGAGTGTCCAGCCGCTGAACAGGTAGCTCGAGCACGCGCCGCCTACGCCCATAGCCCCCAGGGGGAGGCCGAGACCGAGGCCGCCCGGAAGGGCGCAGCAGACCCCCGCGAGTGGCGTCAGTGGATACACTGGCCCGCCGCAGCACCCGCCCCGACATACGCGCCGCTAGACTGAGCCGCAGGTCCGCCGACCGTCGAGCCGGGAGAGGACCGCCCACCGTGAGCGTGAGGGACGTACTGGTCCGGTTCCGGGCCACCGTGGACGGCTTCACCACCCCGGTGGACAAGGCCACGGCCTCGGTCGAGCAGCTCCGCGCCAGCACCGAGAAGATGCAGGCGTGGGACAAGGTGAGCACCGGCGCCCTGGCCGCCGGCGCCGCCATCACCGCCGGGCTGGGGTTCGCGGTCAAGGCCGCCATGGACTGGGAGAGCGCCTGGACCGGCGTCCTCAAGACCGTGGACGCGAGCCCCCGGCAGTTCGCGGTGCTGGAGGACCAGCTCAAGGAGCTGGCCCGGACCCTGCCGGCCAGCGCCACCGAAATCGCGGCCGTCGCCGAGAACGCCGGGCAGCTCGGCATCCGGGCCGACGATATCGGCCGCTTCACCAAGACCATGATCAACCTCGGCGAGGCAACCAACCTCACCGCGGACGAGGCCTCCACCGCGATCGCCCAGATTGCCAACATCATGGGCACCACCGGGGAGGATATCGACCGGTTCGGCGCCGCCCTGGTGGCCCTCGGCAACAACGGCGCCAGCACCGAGCGCGATATCGTCCAGATGGCCCAGCGGATCGCCGCCAGCGGCAAGCTGGTCGGGCTCAACGAGACCGACATTCTGGCCTACGCCTCGGCCCTGTCGTCGGTCGGTATCGAGGCCGAGGCCGGCGGCACCGCCATTAGCCAGAGCTTCACCCAGATCAGCAACGCCGTCGATCAGGGCGGGCAGAAACTGACCACGATCGCGCACACCGCCGGGCTGACCTCGGCCGAGTTCAAGAAGGCGTTCGAGAAGGACGCCGCCGGGGCCGTCGCCCAGTTCGTCACCGGCCTGAACGCCGTGGAGGAGCAGGGCGGCTCGGCGTCCCGCGTCCTGGACGACCTCGGAATGAGTGGCATCCGGCAGAAGAACGCGCTCCTGTCCCTGGCCACCTCGGGCGACCTGCTCGCCAACAGCCTCAAGATCAGCTCCCAGGCGTGGAGCGAGAACACCGCGCTGGCCAACGAGGCCGCCCGACGCTACGAGACCACCGAGAGCCGCATGAAGATGGCGGCCAACACCGCCACCCAGGCCGCCGCGTCCATCGGCGAGAACCTCCTGCCCGTCCTCGCCGGCATGGCGGACGGCGTGGCCAAGGTCACGACCGCGTTCGTCCAGTTGCCCGGCCCGCTCAAGTCCGTGATCGCCTACGGCTCGGCGTTCGCCGGGATCGGTCTGCTCGGGCTCGGCGCCGCCATGAAACTGGCCAAGGGCCTCGCCGACCTCAAGGGCAACGTCGGCACCCTCGCCGAGGCGTTCCCCAAGCTTTCCGCCAAGATGGGGTCCGTCAACTGGACCCGGGTCGCGGTCGGCGCCGGCGTCGCCATGGCCGCGTTCACCGCCGCGGTGGCGGTCATGTCCAACCTGAGCCGCGAGGCCGAGAAGATGACCCTCACCACGCAGGGGGTCGAGGACGGGCTGACCTCGCTCGGCAAGCAAGGGGCCGGGCTGGCCCCCATGGAGCTCCAGATCGCCAAGCTCTCCGAGGCGCTGAACAAGGCCTCCGGGGTCCCCAACACCACGGTCTACAGCATCCGGGACGTGGCCACCTACATGGACAAGGTGGTCAAGGCCACCAACGACTGGGACCAGGGCCTCGCTCGTTCTCTCGACGGCGTGCTCGGTGTCCGCACCGCCACCGGCCTCATCCTGGAGGACGCCCAGAAGATCGACACCGGGCTGGCCAACCTCGCCGGCAACGGCAACATCGCCGAGGCCCAGCAGGCGTTCTCGACCCTCGCGGCCGAGGCGGCCAAGTCCGGGCACAGCGTGGAGGAGCTGGTGCCGATCTTCGGGACCTACCGGGACACCCTGGCCCTGACCGCTGGGCAGCTCGGGATCAACAACCTGAGCACCCAGGAGCTGGCCGCCTGGATGGGCGGCGAGCTGCCCCAGCGCGTCCGGGACGCCGCTGCTGCGCACCCCGAGCTGGTGGCCGCCCTGACCGACACCCAGCGCGCCACCGTGGACGAGACCACCGCCGCCCAGGAGGCCAGCGCCGCACTCCAGGCGCAAGCCGAGCAGACCCGCAGCCTGGCCCAGGCCCAGATCGAGGCGAGCGGCTCGCAGGTCTCGTGGCACCAGACCCTCGCCGACACGAAAAAGGCCCTGGATGACGTGACGGTCTCGGTGAACAAGAGCCACACCGCGATCAACCTCAACACCAAGGCCGGGTGCGCCAACCAGACCACACTCGACAAGCTCGCCGGGACGGCGCTCAACACCGCGACGGCGATGGAGAAGTCCGGCGCGAGCACGGACGACGTGGCCAAGGTGATGAAGCGTAGCCGCTCGGCTTTCGTGGAGGCGGCCACCAAGATGGGGCTGACCAAGACCGCCGCCAACGAGCTGGCCGACTCCTACGGCCTCATCCCCGACGTGAAAAAGACCGGCGTCGAGGAAAAGGGCAGCAAGGACGCAAAGAAGAACGTCGACAAACTGGACGACTCTATCGAGGGGTTGCCGGACAAGACCACAACCACCGTCAATGAAAAGGGCAGCAAAACCGCTAAATCGAATATCGACAGCGTTTATGAAGCGTTGCGGAATATCGACGGCCAGATTGCTACCGCCTATATTCGGACGAAAAAGGTGGACGCCGGGGACCCCACGCCCGGCACGATCCACCGGGCCGGCGGCGGTTGGGTGTTCGGGCCCGGCTCGTGGACCTCGGACAGCATCCTGACCGCGCTCAGCAACGAGGAGTTCGTGGTCCGGGCGGCCCGCGCGACCATGATCGAGAAGGCCTACCCGGGGTTCCTGGCCTACCTCAACGGGTCCGACCCTCTGGGCGGCCACCACGCCAGCGGAGGCAGCCCCACCCCGGCGACGTACGCCCCCGCGCCGGCGTTCGCCCCTCAGGTCATCGTGCAGGCCCCCGCGTCGGATTCCCGGCCCACCCTCGCTGTGGGTACGCTGCTTATTCAGCCGGAGAACTCCCACGAGCTGCGGGTACTCGAGGAGTTCTTGGAGATGGCGTCTCGCAAGGCCGCCGCCGGGCTGTAGGGGAGGGGAACAGATGGCAAGCGCACCGAGCGGCGTGTCGGCGGTAGCGTACTTCACCACCGCCGGAGTCCTGATCGGGTGGACGATCAACGGGCCCTACGCCAGCCAGAAGATTGAGCGGCAGAAGGGCGACGGGACCGGAGCCATTACCACGGTGGTGGACGGGCTCGGCGCCGTTTCGAGCTACACCGACGCCACCGTGGCCCTGGACAGCTACTACCAGTACCGAGTCAGCGGCACCACCAGCGGCGGCACCACCTACACCAGCGGCTGGGTCAAGTGCCACACCACCCCCCCGGCGCCCACCAACCTGCAGGTGGTCCGCTCGGCGGACTCCTGCGTACTCACCTGGAGGAACAACTCCACGAGCCCGCAGATCGCCTACAAGGTGAACCGCGAGAAGCCGCCGTGGGGATCCGGCACCGGTGTGGGCACTCTCGGCCCCACCGCCGCCAACGCCGAGACCGTCACCGACTCGGCCGGCGCCGGCGTCCTCGGCACGGACCAGATCCGCTACACGCTCTACCCCTGCATGGTCTCCAGCGGCGTGGCTTTCTACCCCGCCACCGGTACCTACGTGACCGTAGAGGTGGGCTCCGTCGGCACCGCCTACGCGCCTTACGTGACCCCCTCGGCCTACGCGCTCAACCTCGTCACCACCGCGCTCGTGCTCACCATCACCCACTGCCCCGTGGACTCCAGCGCCCAGACCGCCGGCAACCTGCGCTACCGGGTCACCGGCACCACCACCTGGACCACCGTAGCGCTGGGCACCTCGGGTACCTACACCCTCCCGGCGGGCACCCTGTCCAACGGCTCGGACTACGAGTTCCAAGCCCAGACCGCTGGCATGAACGGGGTTCTGTCGAGCTGGTCCTCCTCGGTGGTCGTGTCCGGCGCCACCAACCCCGTCATGACCCTGACCGCCCCCGGCGCCGGCGCCACCGTGAACACCGGCGTCGTCACCGTCACCTGGACCTACTCCGACGGCTCCGGGCGGCCCCAGGCCGGCTACCGCATTCAACTGCTAGTCGGTGGAGACCAGGTGGACGGGATCGAGGGCAGCGGAAGCGGCGGGTCGTGGGTATCCGGCCCCCTCACCAACGCGACCAGCTACACCCTCAACGGGCAGGTTCAGAACTCGGCTGGGCTCTGGTCCACCGTCGCAACCCTCGCGTTCAACACCGTGTTTCCCCCGCCGTCCACCCCCTCGGTGGTGGCCACGTTCGACCAGGACACCGGCGCGGCAACCCTGACCATCACCAACCCAGCTCCCGGCGGCGGCGAGGTGGCCGCGGTGGCGAACAACATCTACCGCAACGGCGTCCTGATCGCCGCCGGTGTGGACGTCAACGCCACCTACACCGACCCCGTGCCCC